TGCGCGCGGCACCTCAACGACCTCGCCCATCAAGAAGAAAAAGGTCTCGTCTGGCGGCCAGCGGAGGCCCAGGAAGCCTGCGACTTCTTTCCCGCGGTGCTCTGTTTGCCCGAAGACACCGATCACGACGAGGACCTGGACGAGTTCGACGTCGACGAGGTCAGGCTGGACGCCGGCACGCCGTTCGTCCTCTCGCCGTTCGAGGAATTTATCGTCGGGAGCCTGTTCGGCTGGTTCGCGGTCCGGATCAGCAAGAAAACCGGCGCCCGGCGCGAACGACAGCGTTTCCGGATCGCGTTTTTCCAGGGCGGGAAGGGCTGCGGCAAAACGCCGCTCGGCGCCGGCATCCTCGTGTTCATGCTCGTGCGGCGCGGTGTGCGCGGCAGTCAGTTGTTTTGTTGCGGCGCGATGAAGGAACAAGCCCTCATTCCGTTCGCGGACTGTCTGAAGATGGTCCACGCCTCGCCCCACCTCAAGGCGATGATCAAGGAGACCGGGCACAACCTCGCGGTGCTCGAGACCGGATCGTTCATCCGGCCGCTCTCCTCTGACAGTCGCAGCCAATCTGGGAAGCGCGTACAGGGCGCCGTCGTCGAGGAACTGTTCGAGCACCCGAACGGCGGCCTCGTGCGGAAGATCGTGGCCGGGATCAAGGGCCGACCGAACGCGCTGATCTTCCTCCCGACCAACACGGGCTTTGACCGCGAGTCGGTCTGCTACCAGTACTACGACTATTCCTGCCAGATTCTCGAAGGGACCGTCGTCAACGAGACGTGGTTCGCGTTCGTGTGTCACCTGGACGCGTGCGATCGGTGCCACGCGGCGGGGAAGCGCCAGCCGTCCGATGACTGTCCGGACTGTGACGACTGGAAAGTCGAAGGGCCGCACTGGCTGAAAGCCAATCCCAATCTCGGCGTCTCGATTCCCTGGCAGTACGTCCGGGACCAGGTGCGCGTGGCGATCGACGTGCCCTCCGAGCGAAACGACGTCCGCCGGCTGAACTTCTGCCAGTGGACCGATCAGCTGACGGTCTTCATCACCACGGAGGCCTGGGCGGCGTGCGCGACGGCGCTCACGAGAGCGGCGTTTCTGGCCTCGCTCGAGGGCCGGGAGTGCTTCCTGGGCATCGACCTCTCTGACAAGATTGATCTCTCGTCGGTCGTCGGCCTCTTTCCGCGGACCCTGGGTCCTCAGCAGCCCGTGTCCGAAGAGGCGGCGACTGGCGGGAGCCCCGACGTCGAGGTCGTGGGCTCCACCACTGATGACCGCCCGACGCTCGACTGTGCCGTCGACGTCCTCCCGTCCTTCTGGATGCCCGAGCAGACGCTGGCCCGCCGCGCCCAGGAAGACAAGATCCCCTATCCGGACTGGGCGCGCGACGGCTGGGTCAAGACGACGCCCGGCGTGCGGATCGACCACGATGCGATCTTCGAGTTCATTATCAGCGTCTTGGCGGTCAAGTACCGGCTGCGCGGCATCGGCATCGACAACGCCAGCGCGTCCGGGCTCGTCTCGAAGCTCAAGCGGCACTTCGGGGAGGAGTTCGTCCAGGAAATCCCGCAAGGGTTCACGCGGCTCTCCGACCCCACCAAAACCCTCGAGGCCCTGGTCGTCAGCGGCAACCTGACGCACGACGGCAATCCCTGCCTGGCCTGGTGTCTGGCCAACATGGCGATCGAAGAGAACGCGTGGCGGCAGATCCGGCCGGTGAAGATCACGCAGCGGAAGCGGATCGACGGCGGGGTGGCGTGTATCGACGCGGTCGAGCGGTTGGGGGCGACCGCGGCGGAGGACGGGCCGCCCGCCGATCCCTATTTGGCGGTCGCATGAAGCGCACGCACCCGGGCCGGCCGCCGCTCGACGACGCGGATCCGTCTGGCCACGTCACGCTCACGCTGCCATCGAAGCAAATCGACGCGTTCTGCCGACGCGCGCTGCGCGAGGACGTCAGCGTCCCGGAGATCATCCGGCGGGATCTCCAAGCCCACGCCGCGCCGCGTCGAATAAAAACCTAGAAATCCCTCGCGTGTCGCGCCTGGCCTCACCCTGATACGTGTGGCTCTTTTTCTCTGATGCGCTGGCTCTTGTTCTGGCGGCCGCCCTGTCTCTATCGCCGAGTGATCGTGAATTTCACGGCCGACTCGACGGAGGCGATCGAGGGCGTCCTGTGGTCGTATCGCTGGGGCTGGCTGACGTTGAAGGACGCCGCGGCGCTCAAGAGTGGCCCGCCGGTGCCGATGGTAGGCGACGCAGTCATCCATCGATCGCAAATCAAGTTCCTGCAGGTGCTCCAGTGATCGTCCGGAGCTTCGAGGGGCTCCAGGCGCTCACGACGCCCGAACCACGCTGGTCGAATGCCTCGAGCGGATCCCTCAACCTCTACGGCCTCAACCAGGCGTACTTCGACATTTACAAGACGCAGCCGAACGTCCGGATCTGCATCGACTTCCTGGCCAGAAATATCGCGCACGTGGCCCCGCAAGCCTTCCGCCGCGTGTCGGACACCGACCGCGTGCGCCTGGCGCATCACGATCTGACGACGTGGCTCAGTCACCCGAACCCGGCGACGACGCGCTACCGGCTCTTCGAAGCGCTGGTGATCGACGTCGGCATTTACGATTACGCCTTCTGGGTGAAGGTGCGGTACGTCGACAAGGCCGGCCGCGCCGCGATCGGGCTCGTGCGATTACCGGCCGACGAAATGACCGTCGAGGGCGACCTGCTGCCGACCGGGTTCGTCTGGACCGTCAACGGGAAGGAACGCCACTTCGCGCCCTCAGAGATCGTGCATATCGCCGGCTATCGGCTGGGGATCTCGCCCCTTGAAACCCTGCGGCGCATTCTCGCGGAAGAATCCGCGGCGGGCGAGCATCGTGAGGGGTTCTGGCGCAACGCGGCCCGGCAGGAAGGCGTGATCGAACAAGCGATCGACGCGCCCGCCGGTAAGTGGAACCCCACGCAGAAAGATACGTGGCGCGAACAGTGGCAGACGCGGCACGCCGGGGCGGCCGGCGGCCAGGTGGCGCTGCTCGAGCCCGGCTGGACCTTCAAGGTCGGCTCGTTCTCCGCGAAGGATTCCGAATACACCGCGGGCGGGAAGCTCCGGCGCGAAGTCTGCGCGGCTGTGTTCCAAATTCCCCAGCCGTTTGTCGGGATTCTCGATCACGCGACCTTTTCAAACATCAAAGAGCAACACAAGAACCTCTATCAGGACTGCCTCGGCCCGTGGTTCGAGATGTTGCGGCAAGAGATCCACCGGCAGTTGCTCGTGGAGTGTGAGGACCAGGACGACGTCTACGTGGACTTCAATATTGAAGCGAAGCTGGCCGGGAGTTTCGAAGAGCAAGCGCAGGCGTTGCAGTACCAGACGGGCCGGCCGTACGGCACGGTGAACGAAGCGCGCGCAATTCGGAACCTGCCGCGCATTGACGATCCGGATCTCGACACCGTCGCGCCGCAGCAAGGCGGGCCCTCGGATGCGAGCGCGCAGCCCGGGAAGCCCCGGCCGATGATGACCCGGCCCGACGACGCCGACGACGACGCCGACGCGCGGATCGTGGCCCCTGTCGTCCAGGCGCTCCAAACCCGGCTCCAGGCCCGGCTCGAGAAACTCCCCGCGGCCGAGCGGGGCGCGGCCTTCGATCCCGAACGCTGGCGCCTCGAGCTGGTGCGGAATCTCTCGCCGCTCGTGGGCGCGGATCGCGCCGTGACGGTCGCGGCGCGCGTGGTGTGTGCCGAATCGCGGCGCCTGGCAGGGGAGGCCGATGTCTGATCGCTACGCGCACGTCCTGAGTTTCTGCGTCAGCCATCCGTGGGCGATTGACCTGGAGATGCTGCCGATCATTGCCGGCATTCTCGCGCGGCACATCGCGGGCGTGGATTCGCGCGCCGAGATCGACGCGGCCCTCGTGAACCGGGCGACGCTCCCGCAACCGAAAGCCGGCAGCGTGGCGATTATTCCGGTCTACGGCGTGATCGCCCCGCGCATGAATCTGTTCTCCGAAATGTCCGGCGGCACGACGTTCGAGAAGCTCTCACGCCAGCTCAGGGCGGCGATGGCCGACGAGACGGTGAAGACGATCGTCCTCGACATCAATTCGCCGGGCGGCAGCGTGGCCGGCAACCCC